TACTTCAGCTAAACTATTTTGTAATCCAGATGGGTCGTTAATAGATTGATTCATTAAAGCAAATGGGTCTGCCAAATTACCAACAGACACTCCTAATCTTTGAAACGCGGCTGCGGTATCAATAGCCCCTTCAGGGTCTAAAACTCTATTAGCCAAGTCAAAAGTTTGTTTCATATCAAACCTTAACATTGAGGCTTGTGCCGCCATTTTAGCTAAACCAGCAACACCACCTTCAAATTGGAAACGATTCATTTGTTCCATATTGGCGGTAACGTCTTTCATTACTGTAGTTGCGTTTAATCCAATACTTTGAATATATCCAATAGATTCTTCTATATTAGGTCCTATCTGAGAAGTTTCATATCCAACTTTAGCAAATGAATCAACTAAAACATTTGCGTCAGTGTTTAAGATTTTAGATGATGCGTATAATTTACTAACCTGCTCTTCGGTAGCAATGACATTTCTTCTTGAGCCAGCGGCTATTTGAGTGATAGTTGTTGAGACATCTTCAAGACTTCCTCCCAATCTAATTATACCTGATGCAGAATTTGCAACAGCCAAATCCATTTCTTGGATTCTAACTCTACCATCAACAAACGCCCTATTAATTTTGTCCGCATGTTTAAACATTTCGTCCAAAGAAATTACAATTTTTTCTAAAGGACTGCTATAACTATCAAGTTCTTTCTTGATTTCTTTAAAACTGCCTTCTTGGTTATCATCTTTTGCCATAAGTTTTTTGGGTTTTTATATAAATAGAAGAAGGACTAAAATTTTTAGTCCTTCTGATTATCTTCAATCCATTTATCTAATAAATATTTTCTAACAAAAACAGGCATCCTTTCAAAATCTTGATACGTTATTTTCATTAAAGTGTTAAGATAGTAAAACTCGTCTATCTGTCCTTTTCTATAATCAGAAGAAAGGACGAAAAAAGTCCGCCCCAAACCCAACATTCACTGTTAGACGTTCTCCTGACGGGGCTATTAACGTTTTATTCATATCAAGTCTTGGTTCATTTTCATTCATGAACTTTCTAATGTGTTTTGAATCTGCGATTGGCATTGATTCAATAAATTTGGCAATTACCGCTTTATCGGTTGAGCCATCAATTTCAATAATCTCTTTTTGCATTCTCCATGTAATTCTTGGAACTACTCTACCTTGAGGATATGTTTCCGCCATTTTACCAATTTCCAAAATTTCACCATAACTTAATGGTTTAATTTTAATAGTTGATTGTGATTTTGGTAACATTGTAGTAAATGTACCATCTTCATTTGGTTGTTGACCATTAATAATGGCTAATTGGTCTAACGTTACCGACGTTCTAAATGGTTTATTATCTTTTGGGTCAGTAAGATTTAAACTTATTTCAGGTCCAAACGCGGTATTTCTTAAAAAGATTAAAATTGCTTCAACATCTCCTTCAATAAGGTCTTCAACCCTAATATCTGGTTCATAAATTTTTCCCCTTAATAAATTAAGAGTTAAATCATTTCCACCACCCATTAAAATATTTTCATCAGAGGCTGTAAGATATCCGACTTTGAGTGATTTCTTTTTATTTTTGTAGAAAATACCTTGTGAAGGTAATGGTACCACATCGTGTGGTAATGTAAAATTTTGTTGACCGTAGTCGTTTGATTGTGTATCCATATAAAAAAATTAACCGTAAAGTTTATTGCTCTACGGTTAAATATAATTAGGTTTAAAAATTTTTAAATAGTATTAGTAAACTAACACACATCTATCCATTCTCAATGTCGCAGATATTGTTGCTAATCCATCAGTATTGTACGCCAACGAATCAAAGTTAACGTCTGTTAAGAATGTTCCATAAAGAATCCATTTCTCAACAACAACTCCTGTTGGGTCCAACATTTCAAGGTCAATGTCTTTTTTGTAACCCGCAGCATAACCCATACGACCTGTTACTGATTCAGCATGTAAACGAACCCACTCCATAAGAGCTTGAGCCGCTGAAGGTCCAATAGGGTCACGGAATTTAACTGGAATTGTTTGCCAGTTGAATCTACCTGCAACGTAAGTAGATGTGTTTAAAAACGGTATTTCCGTTGCAGCAATTGTGATGTGTGGTCTAGCCGTTGATTCTACAAACCATTCGTTTATACCCAAACTTGATGGAAACCTTAGGATAAAACGATTTTGACGTTTTGGTTCGTAAGGTATCGGCATTTTCATTAATAAATCAGCCATGTTATTTTAATTTTTTTTAGTTTCTTTGTTGTTTATAGATATAAATATAGTCTTGTTAAAAAATTTTTCTCTTTACTTTTAATTTGATGAGATTATTCTTTATTTATATTCCTTTTTAATACCTCCAGCAGTAGAATAAGTCTTAACTATATTATCTGGTTTATCTTTAAAATGTTTACTCATTACTTCTACATTCTTAATATCATCATCTGAAAATCCAATACTAGGTTGCTCTGGTATAAAGTTATTAGATATATCATTTTTTATATATGCTTTTTTATTAAGTATACCAGCAATTCCTTTTATATAGGAAACAAATTCATCCATAGCCTTAACTTTTAATTCTTCAGGATTGGCGGCACTTCCTTCTCCAAAAGTAACTGGATGGTATTTGTTGAGTTCTAAATATGATTTAATTAAATCGTCGTCACTCATATCTTCCTCATCTACGAAAGTCCTATATTTTTTAAGGTTCTTAACTAGTTGGTCTTTATCTATACCATTATATCCACTAACAATGTAATTGTAAACCGCTTGTTTTAATGTATTTGGATTGTGACCTCTAGCAGTAATAATTGAAAATATTGAACCGTTATTAATTGCTTCTCTAAAGTCTCCAAAGGCAGGACCTTCTTTAGCTCTCATTGTGTCAATTAAAAAATCTTTGTCTCCATCAGTTCTAAAGTTTCTAAAGGCGTCATCTGATAAACCAACAATAGTTTCACCTTTATATTTAAAAGATTTTTTACCCAAATCATGTCTGTATTCTGCAAAGTCATCAGTACTCATACCAATTTCATCACCGTCTTCAGTCTTTAACATTATTTTTGTTGGCATATGAACAATGTTGTCATCCCAATCAAATGCATAATATTTCATGTCTGGAGTACCCTCTCCTTTAAATCCCTCTTTAATTTGTCTTTTCATACTTTGGCAATTAGGGGGTACATAAAGTACCCCCATAAATTTTTATTAGATATTTTCAAACGAAGCTCCTGTTGGAGTAATGAAGAACTCAATGTCAATGAATTCTAAAGCCTTCGTTGGTTTTAAGTAGATTTTACCTACAAGTCTGTTAGCATCTAAATCTTCAGGTGTTGAAGATACAGTTACACGGAAATCGTATAAACCTCTATCTCTTCTGATTGAATCTAAAATAGGATTAACACTATCTAAGAATTGTTGTCTAACAACTTGGTCGTTTTGTTCAAACAATAATCTTACCGCTACCGCTGAAATTAACTTACGAGCTTGAAGTAGTAATCTTCTTACGTTCAATCTGTTAAGTGCTGTGTCAGCAACTTGTAATGTTTTATTACCCCAAATTACAGTTCCAACATCAGAGAAAGTTGCGATAGGGTTAATTCTACCTTGATACAATGTATCTCTATCAGTTTGTGTAAGTTTTTGTCTAGCTTTGATTGAGTTTACAAGACCTCTTGTGTAACCCGCTGATGCGAACCAAGGGAATGAAATGTTATCTGTCAACGCTAAGTTTCTACAAACCTCACCTGTTGGTGGTAAGTAAATTTGAGTATTGTTTACTGTATCTCTTGTTAAAATCCAAGGATAGTAAGTTGCTGTATAGTTAGAATCAATTCCTGTGTTATCTAAGTTATCAACCGCTTCTTGTGAATAGATGATATCTAAAGAGTTAGTCGCGTCAGGAGTAAACATTTGGTAGTCAGGAGTTGTTGCGATATAAACCGAGTCAGCTCTTGAGAATTGTATCATGTCAATTGCTTCTTCTACTAAGTTTGAGTTATTAACATAATCAATTGCCGTTGTTGCAAAAACGTTAATGTTTGTAGATTCAGGGTTAGCAAATGTTAAGATACCAAGTAAGTACGCGTAGTAGTCAGTATTTGCAAAGTCTTGTGTGTTATTTTGAATTACAATTCTTTTGAATAAACCGTCACCT